ATACAAAGTTGTCAAAGACAAAGATTCCTTTCAAATTTACAAATGTTGGTTATGGACTATCCATGACGAAAATGGTATTTGGATAGGAAAGACTTACAAAAATAGTCCACCTTATTTTGCATCAAAAGAAAAAGCAGAAAAATTTTTAATGGAGGTTAAAACAAATGCTTGAATACAATCCAATACCAACAGACAAAAGACAATTTGATTCTGGTGTACAAATGACCAGAAAAAGAAAAAGAAATAAAAAACATAAAAATGTTTTTCTAGAAATTAAAAACTTGAGTAATGGGGGTACAAAAAATGTATGACCCTGATTTAAAGAAAAAAATGACCAAGGCTGAAGCAATACAACTTTTTAGATTTATCTACAAAGTAAAAGCTATTCAACTTGGTTATAGAAGGGGAGACGATATTGCAAAAAGAACTGAGTGGAATGATTACACAGATGCACTTTGCAAAGACAATCTCATTACTGACAAACAATACGATTCATGGAGTAACCCTTTCTGATGGAACTATCTAATTGGGAAAAAAAACTAACCATTTGGGCTTTGATTGGTTACAAAGAACACCCATGGGGGGAAGATCATATAGACGATTTAGAAACATTAGTTGATAAATTTTCAGATGAACTTGAAGAAAAAGAAGAATGAAAAAGCTAACAATTTTAGATACATTTAGCGGTATAGGGGGTTTCTCTTATGCCGCTGAACGTCTTGTTGGGGGTTTTGAAACAACACAGTTTGTTGAAAACAATTCCTACTGTCAAAAAATTTTAAAAAAACATTGGCCACACGTACCTATTCACGATGACATCAAAACATACACAGCAAAACCTTTTCAGTTTGACGTCCTCTGCGGAGGGTTCCCCTGTCAGGATTTATCCGTTGGAGGCCAACGCCAAGGAATCACGCCCGAGACACGTTCTGGACTTTTCTTTGAACTTGTCAGAATCATTCGCTTGGTACGACCCCGGTACATTTTGTTGGAAAACGTGGCAGCAATCCTTAATTTCGGAATGGACATTGTTCTCAGGGAACTTTCCGAGACAGGCTACGATGCTGAATGGTCGGTTATATCAGCCGAACAAACAGGTGCTTGCCACAAAAGAGAAAGAATTTGGATCATTGCCTACCCCTTGCGCGAGGGATTACAAGGACGCCGGGGAAAATTTAAACTTCAAAAAGATAGCGGAGAAAGGCAAGTTGTCTGGCGTTCTCAACCATACTTACTCAACCCAAACTGGAAAGGGTACGTATCTCAACCCACCGTTTGTAGAGGAAATGATGGGCTATCCAATCGGGTGGACAGACTACGCGCCCTCGGAAACAGCATAGTCCCGGCCGTAGCAACAATACCACTTGGAAGAATACTTGACCTTGAAAAAAATGAGTACTGAACAATCACTTTCTTATGAGTTCAAGCAGCATTTCTGTTATACAGAACTTCATAAATGGAAACACTATTTACGCGAAAAAAGAACGCTTGAAGAGGTTGAAGTAGCCATTGCTGCAACTACATCAATCATTAATGAAATAAGAAATTTAGAGGACAAAATCTACAATGAAAACATTCCAGAATACGATGACCCATTAATTTAGGGTTATTATCGGTTTGTAAGAGATTACTTTCGGCTCGCTATCCAAACACCTACATGAATATTTGTATGTACCTTAGAGCCGATGATGGGGCAGCCTTAAGAGAATTTCTGCGTAGAAATCCAAAGGTTAATACACATGGAAATAACCCAGAGAGTTTGGACGCTGGTTTGATCTCTCGGGTTTGTTACTCTTTGGAGGAAGCACTTAATAAACTCTAGCCGGGGAGCCTGACGACCTTTGCAAAGCGGGTCTGAAAGTCTAACAATATTGCAGAATCCAAGCTGCAAAAGACAGGGAGGTCTACGCGAGGTGGCTTATCTATCCCCCGGCAACTCTTTAGATATTTTTTTTGCTTTTATATCGTCTATAATTTTTTCTGGATTCTGTATTGTGTACCACCTGTGGCCGCAATCAAAACAAACTCTACGCCTTATCTGTTTAAAGTCTTTGTTTACAACTATGCTTACAACTTTTTGGATTGTGTAGATTTCGCAGTTAGGGCAAAGCACCCATGAGATTCGTTTCATATACTCGATCAGTTGATTGTATCGTTATCATTGCCCCCGGTTTTTTTGGGCCGGGTTTTTTATTATCGCAATAATATTTTCGGGCTTGCAAACTTACCACTTGCGAATCATCAGCAAACGCTGATAATGTTAAAGCATCTAAGGTACTCCTACATAACTTGTCAATATCGCCCCTGTTTTTTGACGTAGGAAATCTAGGCGCAGATTGCCGCGTTTCTCCTTTAGCGTTTAAATGAGACTTCGGACGCATAAACCAAAATACTAATTCAACGTGTACTGGTTCTTGTATAATCTCGCCGACATTTTTATTTGCCTCCAATCTTACCGCCTCACGCCATGGTTTCACTTTCTTACTTGATTCGATCATTCGCCCATTTCCAACGTGTCTCTTGCTACCCTGTGGTGCAGCCTCAATACCTTCAACGATAAAACAGTAATACATAATGAGTTTCATTCCAGAGAATACGCCGTTCGTATCTTTGCCTACAGCCTTGAAGGGCAGAATCGACCCACACCAATTAGCGGTACTTTGGGTGCTGCAAAGCTACTACCCGAACATTTGGCCTAGTTATAGCACAATCGCGCAAGACGCTGGTATGTGCCGTTCTAAAGTAATTCATACCGTTGAACAACTTTGTTCCCTTGGCTGGTTACAGAAAGTTTCAAGGACAGATGAACACGGCCAGAAAACTAACGCATATCGAGTAACAGTTTGGCACGAATGCAAAGTTCCCAGCCCACAGAAACCTAGTATTGATGCGGGGTGTATTTCAACGACTAGTGTACCAGATACACCACCCCTAGTAGCTGACGTAAACCCCCCCGGTGTACCACATACACCCGAAGTAAAACAAACTAAACTAAAACAAAAAACTAAAAAGGGCGCATATACGAAAGACTTTGAATTTTTTTGGAATATGTACCAATCCATGCACGCTGAAAAAAGTATCAGCCAATCAAAAAAACCAGCGTTTTCTGAATGGCAAAAGCTAGACAAAAAAACTAAAGAAAAATTACCTGAATGTCTGGAAGCTGATATAAAAGCAAGAATAAAAAAATTTAGAAATGATGAATGGTGTCCAATGTTTCCTGATTGTCACAGATGGATTAGCAAAGGCCAATATGAACAGTTTTTAGAGTTGCGAAAACCAGAAAATCAATCAAAATTAAGACCTTGGTTGAAAAATAAATCCAAAGAACAACCTTTCTAACACCCCATGAAACCATACAAAAGAGCCGCGATTGATCGTGATGTTACATTCAGAGCGCCAAACTACAACTGTCACGCCTGCAACGACACCGGGATAGTTCACAACTCTGATGGACTTATAAATAATTATCTACCTGATTACGACAAACAGGAAAATGGTAAACGTATGGCTGGTTGTGATCTTGCAATCATCTGTTACTGCGAAGCCGTCTATCCAGTTTATGACGAAGATGCAAAGTTAGTTTCTCACGGATTCAGAAATGGCGATGGAGATATTAGAAACAACGTAGGGGTTGATATTGATAAAGATACAGTTAGAGAATTACATAATCTGAGAAAGAAGGCTTGGAAAGAAACAGCTAATCTCATGAATAAATTAATTCAGAAAAACCTAAAAAATAAAAAAGCAGAACTACCCCAAGAAATCCAAAAAGTAAAAGAACAGTTGAAAAATGCAAGGACTATCTTACCGACTCTCTAAAGACTACATTGTCTACGACCCATTGCAAAAATGCAATTACAGAATCCTAAACGGCAAACGTATTTGGTTACAGCCAAGACCTGTAGAGTTTTATCCTAAGAAAAAAGGGTTAAACTCAGAACAGATACACCTCGACTTATGACCCAAACACCGAGCTACCCAATCGTAGCCCCAGAGCATATAAAGCAATCAAGAATTATTGATCTTACCCTATACAAAAATAATCCTCGAGTTCACAGCGAAATACAGATTGAACGGCTGGTTAATTCTTTAAAAGAGTTTGGCTTTACTAATCCTGTTCTTATAGACGATACCGGGAATGTGATTGCTGGCC